CCATGACAAAAATGAAAAGCGCCCCGATTGATATGATTGCCAGCGCAATCGACACACACCACGAATCGCAACCTGATTTACCGCGACCGCATTTGGGCGCATCAATCCTCGGCCATCACTGCGACCGCTGGATATGGCTATCGTTTCGCTGGGCAATCCGCGAACAGATACCGGGCCGAGTGCGGCGGCTGTTTCGGAGAGGCCACAATGAAGAGGCCACAATTGTCAGCGATTTGCGCGCAATCGGCGTGAACATTTTTGCCACCGAAGGCGAGCAAACCCGCGTAGATTTTGGCTCGCATGTTAGCGGATCAGTGGATGGCATCATTGAAGGCGGCGTTCCTGGCGCCGAACAAACCCGCCACATCGCCGAATTCAAAACGCACAACAAAAAATCATTTGATGCGCTGGTAACAGATGGCGTCGAGACAGCCAAGCCGCAGCATTGGTGCCAAATGCAACTCTACATGCACGGCACAGGGATCAATCGAGCGTTATATGTGGCCGTGTGCAAGGACGATGACCGGATTTACACCGAGCGCGTCAAATATGACGCCGACGCAGCAAAAGCGCTGCTAGAGCGCGGTCGTCGCCTTGCCTTGGCCGAACGCATTCCCGATCCGATCACCACCGACTCAACGTGGTATCAGTGCCGTTTTTGTCCGGCGCACAGCTTCTGCCATGAACGGCAACTGACTCAGGAAATCAACTGCCGGACATGCGCACACACGACACCAACCGCCAACAGCACTTGGTCATGCGCCCGATGGGATGCAGATGAGATTCCGGTGGAGTGGCAGCGCGTCGGATGCCCCTCACACGTCCTGCATCCCGATTTGGTGCCGTGGCCTATCAAAGACAGCAACGATCCGAACGAAGCCGTCTATGTCATCGACGGCGTGGACGTTCGCAATGGCGAAGCCGACGCTTTCACATTTTCCAGCCGGGAATTGATTGCGGGCGGCGAAGCCTGCGCCCGCCAGGAGGTTGGTGAAATCCGGCGTGCGTTTCCAGGCGCGACAGTAAAGGAGGTGCGCGATGCTACGCGACTATCAGCAGAGAGCGATTGATCAGCTTTATGAGTGGTTTGCACAAAACACCGAAGGCCATCCATGCCTACAGTTGCCAACCGGCTCTGGCAAAAGCCACATCGTGGCGGCGCTTTGCAAGGACGCGCTCCAAAACTGGCCAGAGACGCGAATTCTCATGCTCACGCATGTTAAGGAATTGATCGAGCAGAACGCCGAAAAAATGCTAACACACTGGCCAGGCGCGCCGCTGGGCATTTATTCGGCGGGCCTTAACCGATGGGATTTGAGCCAGCCAATCACGTTTGGCGGCATTCAATCGCTGCGCAAGCGCGCCAATGAAATCGGCCACATTGATCTGGTGATCATCGACGAATGCCACCTCATAAACCACCGGGACGAGGGCGGATATCGAAGGCTGATTGAGCAGCTAACTGAAACCAATCCAGACCTGCGCGTGATTGGCCTAACTGCCACACCATACCGGCTAGGGCATGGGCTAATCACTGAGCGTCACGTGAAAACAAACAAGGACGGCGAAGTCATTATCGATGACCCGCCGCTGCTCACCCATATCATCGAGCCGGTTACCATTGAGGAACTAATCGAATTGGGATATCTGGCCCCGCTCCGCTCCAAAAAAACAGACATCTCTGTCTCGGTGGAGCACGTGCGCAAGCGTGGCGGCGAATATCGCGAAGATGAGTTGATCGATGCAATGGCAAACTTCGACACGGCAGGCGCTGTTAGAGAGACGCTTGAACGCGCCGCTGATCGACGGTCGCTGCTTTTCTTCTGCACTGGCGTTGACCACGCGCTGCAAACACGAGACTTGCTACGGGATCTCGGCGTGACGGCCGAAGCAGTGCTAGGCGACACCCCCAAAGCCGAGCGGACCGCGATCTTGCAGCAATTTAAATCTGGCGAACTGCGGGCGATAACAAACAACAATGTCCTCACCACCGGATTTGATGCGCCAGACACGGACTGCATAGCGTTCCTGCGCCCGACGCTTTCGCCGAGCCTCTACATGCAGATGGCTGGTCGCGGAATGCGCATTAAATCGCATTGCAGCGATTGCCTGGTGTTAGATTTTGCGAACCTAGTCATGACGCATGGTCCGGTGACGAATGTGGACCCTGGCAATACGCCGGGAGCAGGGGAAAAACCCGCCAAAACTTGCCTCAACGAAAATTGCCGCGAGTTGAACCCGCTCAATGCCAAGGTGTGCTCGGCTTGCGGCACGCCATTCCCAGAGCCAGAAGAAAAACCTCTGACACTCTCAGAAATTGACATCATGGGCATAGAGCAGCCGAAAGCGCCGCCGCCTCCGCCTCCGCCTTATCTGGAAAAATATGTAACCGGCTGGGCATGGACTGTTTACACCAGCCGCGCCAGCAATCGCGAAATGCTAATGGTGAGTTATTATTCTGATGCGTTCGATGCTGGAGTCAGAGAATACATCACGCTCGGATATCCCGGTTATGCCGGAAAAAAAGCGCTGCGAACAATTGCCGATATTGCTCGCAGGGCCGGTGTCGATGCTGGGCAAGACATGGGATTGGCTGAGATTGCCGCCGCCATGAATGCAGCGCAGCCGCCCAGCCTCATCCGATACAATGTCGATGGCAAATTCTACAGAGTGGAGTCCAGGGAATGGAAAACTCAGAACACATTGAGCAGCGAAATTTCGTCCAATGGTTCCGAAGATCGCAGCCGCGAACAGTTCGAATCTTTGCTATTCCCAACGGAGGGCACCGTTCACTAGCCACGGCCCAGAGGTTGAAATTGGAAGGCGTCCTCCCCGGCGTGCCTGATCTATATATTCCGCGATGGAAGCTGTGGGTGGAAATGAAGCGCGCGACAGGCGGCAGGCTATCGTCTCCGCAGCGCGATATGATCCGGCATCTGGAGGATTGCGGCGACACAGTAATCATCGGCCATGGGTGCGCCGATGCAATCGAGAAAGTCGAGGCATGGCTTGTAAAATTCAAAAACGCCCGTCATATTGGCGAATGAGCATCGGCTCTCCTTTCGCCTTCGTTACTTCCGCCAGCCGCCCCGGTTTGATTTCCGGGGCGGTTGTGCGTTTGAGGTTAGGAATGGGCATTGGCTTGGGTGCGTTCTTCAAGCCATTGTTTTCCCATGCGCCTAGGCATCTTCCTGCGCTTCGTCTCGCAGATTGGCTATTGCCCAATCCGGCACGTTGAAGCCTTGTGCCTTGAGGTGTTCCAGATGATCAGCGCATTTGCTCGGCGTGTCGTGGCGGCAGGATTGACCGGCTAGCGGGTGATCGATGGCAATTGGCGGGTTTTGGGCGTCCCATTCGCGGCAGATTTCCATGGCGTCGTTGCCCTCATTTACCCATCGCAAAAATTCTTCCGCGCCAATTTCCGGAAGCGGATTGGGCATGGTAGACGCGGCAAACGCCAAACCGGAAAGCGGCCGTCCTGGCGGCCGTCGCTTCGTGGCAATGTGCGTCTCCCATCCGCATGCGCTTTGATAAACGTACACATCGCAATAGCCGTTAAGGTCAGAAAATCGGCAATACGACATCACTCAACTCCTTTGATCAGATTGCGGACGGTGCGAGCGGCGAACTCATCCGAACCGCCAGCCGCCCCGGTATCATTTCCGGGGCGGTTGTGCGTTTGAGGTTAGGAATGGGCATTGGCTTGGGTGCGTTCCTCAAGCCATTCCCGCCCCGCATCCGTAATGGCGAACGTGCTCGGCATGCCAGCGGGACTGACTAGCCGCTCAGCCAGCCCCTTGCGCGCCAGATCGCGGAGATATTTTGACGCCTTGCGCACAGGCCTATCCGGCGGCGTTTGCTGCATCGTGGCGAGATGCGGCGCTAGGATTGGCCCGTTAAGCGTGCCGCGCGTTGCCAGTAGGGAAAGAACCGCTTGCCGGGTCACGCTGATTTTCGTGGTGCTCATTCGCATTGCTCCTCTTTCGGTTCGGCCCATGCAAACCATTCCGTTGAAATCCTGATCCGTTTCCGCCTGCCCGGTGCCGGCTGTCCCATTTGGACCAGCGGCCAATACCAGCGGGCGGGGAGCGGATCATCAGAACACATCACGTTGCGCAGTCGCTGCCGCGTGATGGCCAGCTTCTGGCATACGGCTTGTTCGCCGATTGCCCGAAGCGCTTGGTTTCGATTTTCTCTCATCCCGGCCACCCTATCCCGAAAAAAAATACGATCAAACCCAAAAAAAGTGTTCCTCCCAAACTTTTTTGGTGGCAAAGTGAGGGCATGGACAAAGCAAACGCCGCCGCCCGGCGGTTCCCCATCCGGGGGAACGGGGCAGGCAGGCGCAGGAGGCTCCCATGAGCGCTCACGTTTCTTCCGCTGGCATTGTTGCCAAATTTTCCACCATCGCTGGAGGCGCTTGGATTGAGGATCGGGAAACGCCATTAGGCACTACGAGAGTCTGGCGCTTCGATGACCAAGGGCGCTCTGAATGGGCGGACCTTGCGGCGCTGCAAGCAGGCAATGCTCGCTGGTATGGGCACCAATTTACGGCAAAAGATTTCATTTTTTGCTAACCCAACCCGCGGGGCTTCGGCCCCGCACCAACACACGAAGGAGACCAAGATCATGGAAAACAATTGGACCTGGCTAGTCAGCTACGGCGCGGTTCGCCGCTCGGTATGTGTCGAGCGTGACGGCGCCGCCGCCGTGCGCAAGTTCGAGCGGACGCATGAAAACTGGGAGAGCATAACTCGCCCCGCTGGCCGTCACTGGGATGGCGGCAAAGCCTAACCCAACCCGCGGGGCTTCGGCCCCGCACAAAAGAGAACCTACGATGAATAAAACGGAATTGAGCGCCCGGATCGTTGAGCACGGCAAATGGATTCGCGGCGAAGGCGGCGAACGATTAGTCCTGATTGGCGCGAACCTGAAGGGCGCGGACCTGACTGACGCGAACCTGACTGGCGCGGACCTGACTGGCACGCACCTGACTGGCGCGGACCTGAAAAACGCGGACCTGGGGTACGCGGACCTGAGGGGCGCGAAACTGAGGTACGCGTACCTGAGGGGCGCGTACCTGAGGGGCGCAGACCTGAGGAACGCAAACCTGACGGACGCAAACCTGAGGTACGCGAATCTGAGGGGCGCGGACCTGACTCGCGCAAACCTGAGGTACGCGAGCCTGACGTACGCGGAACTGACTGGCGCAAACCTGACTGGCGCGGACCTGTGGAGCGCGAACCTGACGCACTCGGACCTGACTGACGCGGACCTGGAGGGCGCAAACCTGGCGGACGCGAACCTGAGGTACGCGGACCTGGAGGGCGTGGACCTGTGGCGCGCAAACCTGGAGGGCGCGAACCTGACTGACGCGTACCTGGAGGGCGCGTACCTGACTGACGTGCCTTTCACAGCCTAACCAACCCGCGGGGCTTCGGCCCCGCATTCACACGCGAAAGGAACGAACGCGATGACTGACAAACACATCAACCCGGTGCGCATTATCACGATGGAGGAACCGAGTGAGCGCTATGTGGTTCTGGATATTGGTTATACGAGCAAGGGCATTCGGATTGGACTGGTAAATGAGCGGGGGCACGAATTCATTGATTTGCCGCCGGATTATGTCGGCTTGATTGCGCAAGCGCTGGGCTTGGCTGTGCAGAAGTTCAACGAAGCGAAAGAGGGCAAATCATGACCACTCGTCCTAAACCCGGCATACCGCTCATTGACTGGACGGAGGAACGGGATGCGATGCTGACCCGGCTATGGAACGCTGGAAAATCCTATGTTGAAATTTCCCGCGCCATGGGATTTGATCCGGCCCCGATGTATCACAGCATCAGAAACAGGCGGCAAAAACTGGGGCTAAAACCTCGCCCGCGTCACAGCTTCCAGCAGCCCGGCATATTCTGGACGCCGAAGCGGGATGCTATTTTGCGCCGAATGCTGGCAGACAACGAACCACATCGGAATATCTGCCTGGCGGTAGGGCTGCCAGAAGACGCGACAGACAAAATCACGAAACGGCGCGTGCGTCTGGGCATTCCGGGCAAGAATCGCGGCCAAATGCGGCAATCGTTGGCGGCGAAAACGCTGAAACAGCGCGGCGATGATCCGCCAACGCTCACAATACGGCAGCGAGAAAGCATAATCCGCACGGCAGCGCTGACCTTGGGTATCGATCCAGACGATTTGCGCACAACGCGCCATAAGGGCGGCATGGTCACCGCTGCGCGCGTGGGAGTCGTCATGGCGTTAGAGGACTATGGCGCGTCACCGGAAGCGATGGCGCTCACGCTGAACGTCTCGCCTGAAAGCGCAAGGAATATGCGCAACCGGATTTACGCGCAGAATTTGGGGTGCAAGGATAGCGAGGCGGTACGGGTCGAGGTGAACAAGTTCCTGGATATGACGGCCAGGCAATCCGCCGGGTCTGCCGCGTCCCAACCAATGGTGAAAAACCGCCCCATACCGCTGCCGCAGCGATCCAGCGCCATTGCCAAGCCAGACCTGGATGCTTGGCATGCGCGCCGGGAAGCGAGCGCTGCGCGGTTGGCGAACGATGGCGGAAACCTCACGACGCTCAAATATGCGGAGGAAAACAAATGATCAAACTGGAAAAAACAATGCGAACCGCATTCACACTCGCGGCGATGCTCGCTGCATCCTCTGCGGCGGCACAGACCGCGCTCAATTCGCAGAGCAATTCCGCGCCAGTGCTGGCGACGAGTTCCGCCCTCAACATGACGGCAGATACCGAATTGCGCGACAACAGCACGGAGGCGCTGGCCTACGGCAACGCGATGACGTACTCGCCGACTGACGGCATCGCGAGCATCGACAGCACGCAAACCAACGCCGCAGCAATCGAGGCGCGGATGGCGAGCGTGACGTATCTAGCGCCGACCGTGACGGCGAACTCGCTGCGGGCAATCGCCTACGGAAACCTCGCCATCATGGGCATCGACGGAGGCTCTATTCTCAGCACGCAGAGCAGCACGACGACTAGCGGCGGCGTGACTGCGACCACGGCGGACGTTTTTATCGGCGCGGTCATCAATGATGGCGTCGATCCCGGCGTCGTGGAGGTGAGCGGAAACAGCGTCACATCCTCGGCCACCGGCAATTCCGCGTCCTATACGATCACCAGATAGGAGCGAGAGATGACCAAAATGCCCAGCGCCCACACCATAGCCGCGCTATATGTCGAGACCGGCGGCTGCTATTTCGGCATTGATGGCGTCGATCCATGGGATGAATCCCGCGACGCCCGCAAATACGCCGGGCCATGGCCAGTTGTCGCTCATCCACCATGCCAGCGGTGGGGCAAAATGGCGAAGGTTAATTTTGCCAGATGGGGCAATGAACACAACAAACCCGGCAATGATGGCGGCAGCTTTGCGGCTGCGCTGGCTGCCGTCCGCCAATGGGGCGGCGTGTTGGAGCACCCGCGCGGATCATATGCATGGGATGCTTTCGGCCTAAAGAAACCGCCAAGCAAAGGTGGCTGGATCGCTAATCTCGATAACGAATGGACTTGCTGCGTTTGGCAAAGCGCCTATGGCCACAAAGCAAACAAAGCAACGTGGCTCTATTATGTCGGAAATCAGCTACCTCCGCCATTGGATTGGTCGCAGCCAATCGGAAGCCATCAAATAGGATTTCAGGACCAACGCGGAAAATCCAGGAACAAACCCACGCTTGGCAAACGAGAGGCAAACGCCACGCCGCCCGCATTTCGCGACGTGCTGATTGCCATGGCCAGGAGCGCCGCCTAATGCCCAGCGCCCGCCTGCTAGCCGCATATGCCGATGTAACGCCCGCAGAAGCCCACGGAAGCGCTGTGGAGCGTGCAGGCGCTGGCAGGGCGATAGAGATGCCACCCCCCGGCGCTGCGAACGATATGAGAGGATAGACCAATGACAGCTTGGCAGCGGCACGAACGCATAGGCGAGTGCGATCTATATCTAGGGAATTGCCTGGAGGTGATGCCGCATCTGGGGCGGTTTGATGCAGTGGTGACCGATCCGCCGTATGGAATTGGCATCACTAGAAGCAATAGAATTGCTATTTCTAGGGGCATGGTTTGCGGCGCATGGGACGACGCCCCAGCAGACATCTCCTGGATTCTGCCGTTGCAAGTTCCGTCTATAATTTGGGGAGGAAATTATTTCGGATTGCCCGCGCACCGCGCGCCATTAGTTTGGGATAAAAATAATTCAGGGCGAGATTTTGCAGATTTTGAATTGGCATGGACTAACTTAGATATGGTGGCGCGCCGTTTTGTTTTTCGTCCCATGAATATGGACGGCGGCAAACAGCACCCCACGCAAAAGCCCATCGCCCTCATGCGTTGGTGCCTAGGCTTCATGCCGAAAGCGCAGACCATCCTCGACCCCTTCATGGGGAGCGGCACAACCGGCGTTGCGTGCGTCCAGCTAGGGCGGCGCTTTACCGGCATTGAACTTGACCCCGACTATTTCGAGATAGCCTGCCGCCGGATCGAAGCCGAGGTGAACGCCCCGCGTCTCAACCTGCCAGAGCCGCCGCCGAAGCCAACGCAAGCCGCGCTTTTCGGAGACAATAAA